CAGTCCATCATAGCCTGATATTTTTTGACGCTGGATTTAGCAAGCTCCTGTCTTGTCTCCAGTACGATTTTCACTTTGCCGGAAGCCGTCTTCAGCAGTTGATTAACTGACTTTTTATCGAGTGAATTCGTTGCGATACCTTGCTCAGTTAACCAGTCTTTCAGTTGTATAACGGAGTTGGGGTTTTCCAAACCGGTCAATTTCTGAAGTTTTTCTAAGGCTTGAGATCGAACTTCTTCATCCATGCGGATAGCGTGTCTGGCAAGCTCCTGATCAATCCGAATACCAAGATCATTAATTAGTTGATCTCTGTGATAGTTATCCCATTCCATGTCCGGCATGGGGAAATTTTCGAGTTTTGCTTGGATGGCCATTTCAGTTTCGACATCCCGTTTGTTATAGGCTTTATAAAGCTGCCATTTTTCCGGGTCGTGTTTCGGCAGATTTCTTGTTCTTCCGCCATTTGTTTTGGTAGGGTTACAGGGAAGGGAGAAGTAGCGGATGAGGTCTTTGCCTTCTTTTAGTTTTTGTTTCTCAAGACCTAAAACTGAGCCGACCTGTTCCAAGGAAAGCGGAAGCCCCAGATAAGCCGACCAGACCATTGAGCATCGCCAGCTCTTGGGATTAAGATAATTCAGACTTTTAGGATCATCGCCAAACGGTAGAGGCCACTTAAAATGGTAGCCTTTCCGCTTCAGCCATTCAGATATACAAATCCGCTCAAACTGGGCATTGAACGCCCATTTGATTACTTCATCGGATAAAATAGCTGATATGAGGTCTATTGGCATGGATTCACCTTGTGCTAAGTCAATCGTCTGTACCTTGCCGCCATCAATGGCATAAGAGAGCAGGAGAATGTCAAAATCAGGAGCCTCGACATAGCGATACACGCCAGTCTTGGCAAGGTTCTCAGAGGAGAAAGTTTCAATGTCTAAGGATAAATATTTCATAAGTACCTCTCAAAGCAAAGGGGCGAGGCTTTTGACCCCGCCCCCGGCAGTTATTTTTGCTGTTCTTTGACTCGTTTCCAGACTGCTTTACCGAATTGATAGAGGGCGTAGAATGGCAGGAATGCTGCAAGTCCGCCTAAGATAAAGGCATTGAAGACGATATAAACTTCCTTAAAAAGTTCTGCAAACATCCAGCTCCTCCTTACGACAAAAAGTCGTCATTGTCGTCTAAATCGCCAAAGTCAGATTCGGCGCTGGCACGGCTTCCGAGCGGTTTGCCGTCACGGATTTTCTGAAGATTGTTCAGTCCACAGGCGATGCCCCGATTGCCGTTTGAGTTGAAGGCATAGAAGGTAATGGATGCTCTGCCGTACACGCCGCTGTAGACTTCAGAACGGTCAAGAATCGGATTGACATCGGCATCGACAATGCCGGGAGCTGTGGCTGAATTAGCGTTTACAAAGTAGCTGTTCGCATAGGCTTCATCATCTGGACGCTCCACATCACCGTCACGAAGGGGCAGCTTGATGGCGTTCAAAGCCGGTACGGTGCGGCTGTTGCCTTTAAGTTTTGCTTCGCCTTCCTTGTAGGCGGCTTCGATGGCTTTCTTGATGGCATCCAGTGTCTCTTTGTCTGATTTCGGAATAATAAGCGAGACCGAGAACTTTGGCGTGCCGCCATTGATGGATTTTGCTTCCCACACGTTAGCATAGCTCCAGCGTGTATCTTTGCCTGTGATAACTTTCATCGGGTTAGATTTACTCATGAGTGGTTTCCTCCTTAAACTCATCTAAAATAGTTGTCATTTCCGGTCTTTTATCGCTGTCCGGTACCAGCGTCGGTTTGCCTTGCGGCTTGATGACGAGGTCTCCCAGGATTTCACTGAACTGCTTTCGTCCAAGGAGAGATGTCATGGCTGTGATGCCTAAGAGTTTCTTTTCATAGGGATCAAAGCCGGCTTCTTCTACTGCCTGGGCGACTTTCACATCGTCCAGATACTTGCGGTTTGACCTGCCCTCGACCAGCTTGAAGCCGTGCCATTTCTGGCCCGACTTGGCGGCGGTCAGGGCATAGTCCTTGATGTCATTTGCCCATGCGGTCAGCTCATCCAGCTGTCCTAGAATTTCTTCAATCTCCCTATCGGAGAGGAGAGGCGGTCTGGCAAACTCCAGCTTGGCCAGCTCGAGGTTGATCTCGGCTCGTTTGGCACAGGTTGCTTTGACTTTGCAGAACCTGCACCAGTCACCAGCCGAGAAATCCCCTTTGCCCTCAAAGGCAAGCGCGGCAATCGGTCTGACCGTCTCATTTGCCCACTGGTACAAGGCGTCTTTCTTCATCGTGAAAGAGCTGTAGTTGTCACGCCTGGGCTGGATGATGGTCATAGCAACTTCATCAAAGTCATAGATGCCGTCAAAAAGCTGGAGACAACCAAGTCCATAGAGCATGAGCTGCGGGTTCTCATTCGCATCGACAAGGACACCTGTTCCGTACTTCATGTCAAATAAATGAAGTGTTCTGTCTGCCAGAATCACGCAGTCTGCTGTGCCGAAACCTCTAGGAACTGTGTCGGAAAAGTCCAGCCGCTGTTCGATAAGGACAACGGGGTCTGGTGTGGTTTTCCTGACCGCTTCCAAGGCATTGAGGATATTGTCGACATATTGCTCTGCGGCATCTTCCATCTCCTGTGAATACAGGGAAAGGCCATGTATCGGGTCTTCTGTCTCCACTCCCAGTGCCAATTTCAGCCTGAATTCACAAAGGGCATGGGCTTCTGATCCCTCACGGGCATACTCTGAAGCAAAGTCCGCTGTCTTTTCGTTCAGCCTTGCCGATGGCGGACAGTGGAGCCAGCGTTCGGCGCTGGATGCGGATAAGGTTGCGTGCTTTGCCATTAGCCCAGTCCCTCCACATCCTTCAAAAGGGATTCATAGTCTTCGGGCTTCACATCAGACAGACGCTCTGCGCCGTACTTTTGGATGAGTGCCTTGATGCCTTTGGTAAGCCCTGCCTGTGATTTCTTGGCCAGCACGCCCCTCACGTCAGATAAGGTAAGTTGGGGCACCGGTTCTTCTGCTTCTTCCTTGTCGCTTGCGATGGCCTTAGCCAGCACAGCAATGCTCTCCGCCAGTTGGTTCATGTCGTCTGCGACATCTTTCAGTAACTTGATGCGACTCATAGCTTGCCTCCTTCGTTTGTCGTTTTCTGACCAGTTCATTTGCCATTCGCTTGGACAGGATGCTGATGGTGGTCAGAAGTCCGATTAGCTCCATGTCCATTGCTTGTCGTGCTTTCATAAGCATTTCCTCCTGTTCTGAGGGCTGGTATCGTGTCTCCCTCACTTCCCCCTTGGACAGAAAGGCTGGGTTTGAGTAAAAAGCCCTGAAGCTTTTTAGGCTTCAGGGCAAAGTGAGCTAGATCCAGTCGGAAAGCTTGTCCAGCAATTCAGCGAAGATGACACGCTTGCGGTTATTCACGGTTTTCTGAGAACAGCCGACTTGATCAGCAATCTCCCGTTCACTCAGTCCATCCATAAACAACAGAACGATTTTCTGGTCACGGCCGCTGAGACAGGAAATAGCAAGATGTATCGCTTGGCGACGCTCCTTTTCCTCAAACTCAGCGGTAATGTCTGTATCGGAAACAAGTGTGTCAGCTAAGGTGAGGCTTTCGTCATCATCTGAAATTGGAGCGTCCAGAGATACCGTGTCGTTTCGGTGGTAATGACAGAGGTCGCAGTTTGCATCGCACGTGAAAAAGTACTTCTTAGGACAGAAACAGCGGCCCGCTCTTTGCTCACGTTTTCTGATGCGGTAAACGTCACGCATCAATTTCTGGTACTGATCCTCAGTTACAGGGATGAGGTCGACACTGGTTGGGTCGTCAGGATGGCGCAGTGGAAAGTAGCGCTGGTTCTTGGGTTGACTAAGGTTGTCAAAGTTTTTCATAAAAAATCCTCCTTGGATTGGCTTTTTGCGAGCCATCGCAAGGAGGTCTGATGTCGGCATGAATGGAAAATTCTGTACTTATGCGCCCATTCGTTATATAATTGTTATATGCGATTTACTGGTATTTGGTATGACTTATCGCACTTAACTGCCGACATAAAAATGTCCCTGTGATCGCTCACAAGGACATCCGATTGTTAGTTCAGTTGGCAGGCCATACTTAGTTCACTTAGTGGACTTGGTTTTTGAGGACAAATAATGAAAAAACGTGACAGTTTAAGAT